GGCGGATACAACGAAGGGGATTTGATTGTCATTGCTAGGAGACCGGGTATGGGAAAAACTGCCATCGCTCTCACACTCACAAAGGATTTTGCAAAGCACAATTACAAAGCTTTGTTTTTGTCGCTTGAGATGAGCAATGACCAACTTGCCAAACGATATATTTCATTGATTGGTGACATAGAGAATTGGAAGATTCGCAACGGCAGATTGCAACAAATAGAAATTGACAAAGTCATCAACTCTGCAAACAACCAAACGATTGAGTTTTACATTGACGATGATGTTGACACATCTATCGCACAAATCAAAGCTAAGGCGAAGTTGCACAAATCACGCAAAGGACTTGACCTATTGGTGATTGATTACATCCAGTTAGTGAAGGGAACAAAAGCAAATCGGGAACAAGAGATTGCAGAAATCTCAAGAGGTTTGAAACTACTTGCAAAGGAGTTGAAAATGACGGTGATAGTCCTTGCCCAATTATCACGCAAAAGCGAAGAGAGAGCAGATAAACGACCTTTATTGAGTGACTTGAGGGAGTCGGGTGCAATTGAGCAAGATGCCGACATCGTAATGTTCCCATTCCGACCAAGTTACTATGAGCAAGAGAAACCTGAAGTTGAAGAAGCGGAGTTAATTATCGCAAAGAATCGCAACGGAGAGTGTTGCACCATCCCCACAACCTTCACAGGAAGTCGGACAATGTACGAGGAGAAGTGATGAACTACGAGATTAAGTCAATAGATTACCAAGATTGCAAAGAATGGTTTTTGAAAAAACATTATGCAAAGAGAATACCTTCCGTTTCCTATTGTTTTGGTTTATTTGAAGGCGTTGATTTAATTGGTGTTTGTTCTTTTGGAAGTCCACCGTCAAGAGCTTTGTGTATTGGTGTTTGTGGTGTTCATAATGCCAATAAAGTTTTTGAATTGAATCGTTTAATAGTCAATGATGGATTACCCAAAAATACATTATCATTTTTTGTAGGTAAATGTTTATCAATGTTACCAAATGAATTGATTGTTGTTTCTTATGCAGATACATCGCAAGGACATAATGGTTACATATACCAAGCAACTAATTGGATTTATACTGGGTTATCAGCAAAGAGAACGGAAAGATATGATGTTGATAATCCAAATAGACATTCCAAATCAGTAACCGACAAAAAGGGAGTTGATTATCAAAGTTTAGCCGTGAGAGAACGACCACAAAAACATCGTTATATTTTTTTTACTGGCAATAAATATGCCAAGCGAAAATTATTGTGTCAATTAAATTACCCAATTGTTGCTTATCCAAAAGGGGATAATCAAAGATATGATGCAAGTTACCAACCAACGACACAAACTAAATTACTATGAACCACTACCAAGAAACGCACAACCTAAAGCAAGAGATTCGCAGATTGCGTTTGACGATTCAACAACTGCACACATCACACGCACAAGAGGTCAAGAGATTAAAGAACGAAATACTCCGACCACGCTGCGACATTAACGACATAGAATCGGACTGGACGGATGCAATGAGAGTGGCTTGTCAAGTTTACGATGTCACACCTGACCAAATCGTTTCTCACAACCGCAAACAACACATCTCCTATGCACGGCATCTATTTTGCTATTTATGTAGGAAGCACTTGAAGATGACATTCGCTGGGGTTGGCAACATCCTTCATCGGGATCACTCATCTATCATTAACTCCACCAATGTTTACACCGACCTAATCCAATATGACCGAATCACAAGTCAACATTATACGAAAGCACTTGCCTTATTGGGTGATTACTTGCAAGAAAGGACTCACGCAGAGCATCTCCATCTACAAGACGGAGGAGGAGTTGTTGAGGTGTAAGAAAAAATACGAAAAAGATGGTTATATTTGTAGTATTGAAAAGAAAATTTGAACAAAGCCGACATCATATTGGAATTATCCAAAGCTGATTGGCTCACCCAAGCAACGAGGAATATCGCCAAAGATAGAGAGTTGGCAAGGGAGTTGTATCAATTTTACTTTTTGACATTACTTGAGAAACCTGATGAGCAAATTGAAAAAATATACAGGGACGGATACATCCAGTTTTGGTCAATCCGTCTCCTTTATTTGGCTATCAACGGCAACCGGCATCCCTTCGGTAACTCTCGCATATATGACCAGTACGATGTCTATGAGCTTGACTTCGCTGAAGAACCTGACCTACTCCTTGAGAGAGAGGAAGAAGAGACAATTGAACTTGAACGAATCAACAAAATAAACCAAGTAACCGAATCAGCATATTTTTATGAGAAGGAACTTTTTAAGATGTGGTGTAGTGGAATGTCTGCAAGGGCGATCCATAGAAAGACCGACATCTCCGTCCGGGAAGTGTTGAGGGTGGTGAAACTAATGAAAGAACGATGCACACAGAAATAATTGGAATTGCTTGTTTGGCAATCATCATTGTGAACTTCGGCAAACCAGCCGACTTGTTAAAACGCTATCTCTACGGCAACGAATACCACAAATGGAAGCGAATGAAACCCATTGATTGTGCTTTCTGCCTGTCGTGGTGGTTGGGGTTGTCCTTCTTTTTATACACTTATGGATGGGTGGGGATATTATACGCATCCATCGCCACCGTGATTGTCGCACTCCTTGAAACTAAACTATGAGCAATATAGAATTTATCCTATCCCTTCAACCACTTTTTGACAAGTGGAAGCAAACCCAAGTGTTCCAACCAACTGGAGAGGAAGCAAACCAATTGAACGCAGTCCATCGTGAAATCTTTGGACGCAACTTGCCGAACTGCTCTACCTGTGTGACGGAAGCATTGCACTCACTTTTGATATGGGCAAACCAACAACAAGACGCACTCACCAAAGCACAACTTGCGGATGATGAGCAGAAACCAAAACGGAGAAGAAAAAATGAAAGCAACGATTGAGTTCAATCTCCCTGAAGAACAAGAGTCATTTGATGATGCCGTAAATGGATGGAAGTGGGGACACGCTATGTGGCAACTGGATCAATTCTTGAGGACAAAGGTGAAGTACGCACCTGATGATGCATCCGAAGAATCCATCAACGCTTATCAAGACGCAAGAGATGCACTCCATCGCATATTGAGTGAAGAGAATTTGGAAATGAGATGAAGAAACACACCTTGACCTACTTCAATCACTTCGGCTATGACATCAGCGACTTCATCCCTTGCGAGGTATGTGGAACAACTGCGGTTGACATCCATCACATTGAAGCAAGAGGAATGGGAGGGAGCAAGGAAGCCGACAACATAGAAAATCTCCAAGCATTGTGCCGTGCCTGTCACACCAAGTTCGGGGATCAAAAGCAATTCAAGGAGTTCTTGAAATGCAAACACGCAGAGAAACTCAAAATGTGAAGCAAATGTGAAAATTATGGCAAACAACGAAAACTTAAAACCATTCAAGCCGGGAGAGGATGAGAGAAGAATCGGCAACGGCAGACCGAAGAAACTCATCACGCAGATGAAGGAGATTGGCTACACCAAAAGTCAGGTGGAAGATACGATGTTGTCAATGCTATCGCTATCACGGAAGGAATTGGAGAAGATAGACCGAGGGGATGAGTACACGATTATGGAACGCACCATCGCTGGAGCATTGCTGAAGGGACACGACAAGAACTCACTCTTCAACTTGGAGATGTTACTCACACGCTCACAGGGCAAACCAAAAGAAACAATTGACCAAACAATAGAATCCAAGAATTTCACAATAACTTTGAATTTAGACAATGACAACTTATCTCGGTAACGGATGGGAGAATGAGTACGGACTCAACCTATCAATCAACATCAACAAATTAAACGAAGCCATCAAGAGTGGTGAACTGGTAGTCAATCAATACGGTGATGTCCGTGTGAACTGCAACAAGATGAAAGCACCGCACGAGAAGAGCAAAGCCACACACGCACTTTCAGTTCCCAAGCCACGATGAAGAAAACTTGGAGGGGGTTGGATGTTTACCCACCCATTGACGATGAGTTGAAGCTCGTTCACACATCACAAGGCGAGTTCACACTTGCTCGGTACATTGACGATATGTGGATTGACGAACACACGAACAGGTTGCTTGAGGTCTTGTACTGGATGCCTATACCAATTTTGCCGAATGAATGAGAGTAATTCAGTCAGGACATATCGGTGATTTAATCTATTCCCTTTCGGCAACAAAGAGAGCATCCGAGTTGCACGGAGAGAAGATTGATTTTCACATCGGATTTCGTGAACCGAATGGAACACCGAATCATCCTGGTGGTGGGTATTGTATGAACCCAATCTCCTATGCTTACATCAAGCCATTACTTGAGTTCCAACCTTACATTCAAAGTGTGCAAATGAACGCTCACCCCGACATCGTGTATGACTTTGACAAATTCCGAAGGCACCAACTCAACTTGAGTGCTGGGGACTTGAGAAGAAGCCATTTCTTTGTGTATCCCGAATTGACTTGTGACTTGACTCAACCTTGTGTGTTTGCACCTGAACCGATTGAAGAGCTGAAGGACACAATCCTTTTGAACTTTAGCACACGCTATCGCAACAATGACATCAACTACAAATGTCTCAAGGATCACAAGTGCATCTTCTTTGGATACGAAGAGGAATATCACGCATTCTGCTCACGCTTCCAGTTAGATTGTGAACACCTGAAGGTGAGAGATGCTTTGGCATTGGCACAGGTCATTAACTCCGTGAAGTTGGTGATTGGGAATCAGTCATCTACCTTTGCACTTGCAGAGCAAATGAAAGTGAACCGAATGCTTGAGTCCTATCATCATTGCCCGAATGTGATTCCGATGGGAGGAGTCGCTTATGACTACAACAAGAACTATACTTTTCAAAAGATACTAAATGAACTTATTGATATTAACTGATGGAATGAATGGTGTGGTTTATCACCGCATCTACACACCACATCTTCGTTTGCAGTTGGACGGACAAGCAACAATTGATGTTTGCCAATCACAAGAGGAATGGATGACGGTTGACTTCTCCAAATATGACCTTGTTGTTTTCTCACGATGGTTGGGCAAATACCAATACGATGTTCTCAAGCGGATCGCTGATGCCAGAAAACCATATGTCGTGGACATTGATGACTATTGGGTACTCCCCAAATATAATCCAGCGTATTGGGCTTATCGCAAGGGAATCAAGAACGCCATCAAGGATGCAATCCACTATGCGGATGCCGTCATCACCACAACTCCGATGTTGGCAAAGGAGATACGCACTATCAACGAGAAGGTGTATGTTGTGCCGAACTGCCTGGACTTAACACACAACCAATGGTCGCAAGTTAAGGAGAAAAATGAGACGGTGAAGATTGGATGGGTTGGAGGAATCACACACGAGGAGGACTTGAAGCTCATCGCTGATGACATCAATGCGATGGATGTGGAGTTCTACATCGTTGGTTACACTCCGAGTGAGCATTGGAACAACATCGTCAAACTGATTCCAAAAGCCAAGATTGTGGAAGGCACAAGCGTGTGGGAATATGGAGAGGTTTACAAACACTTTGACTTCGTACTTGCACCGCTTCAGGACAACCACTTCAACCAATGCAAGAGTGAGTTGAAGATTGTAGAGGCAGCAGCGTATAGCATACCCATCATATGCTCTGCGGTGTTCCCTTACCTGTACCACGCATCAAACGACGGAGTGATATTCACCAACAAAAACAATTGGAGAGCATCCATTGAGAAAATCATTCACGCTGGTCACTCGGTTCGTCAATCTATGGGACGGAGTAACTTTGACTATTGCAACACCTATCACAATTTGGAACTGCACAACCTTACTCGGTTGGCGGTTTACGATAAACTATGCAAATAAACTACAAGCGACCATATGTGACCAGTTACCAACAAGCCATCCTTGATTGTGAGGAGAGGTTTACGATAACGGCAGCAAGTACAAAGACGGGCAAGACCGCATCGCACATCATATGGTTGTTTGAACAAGCTCTAAAGTGCAAGGATGGTCAATCGGTTTGGTGGGTTGCACCTGTATACCAACAAGCGGAGATTGCATTTAGAAGGATGAAAACACAAGTCACCGATGTCAACTTCTTCCAAAGCAACGAGACCAAGTTGTTGCTCACTCTTCCAACAGGATCACGCATTGAGTTCAAGTCAGGCGAGAAACCTGACAACCTTTATGGAGACGATGTGTATGCTGCGGTCATTGATGAGGCATCTCGTATGCGTGAGGAGTCGTGGTATGCGATGCGTTCAACCCTAACTGCCACACAAGGCAAGTGCAAGTTGATTGGGAATGTCAAAGGCAAAAAGAACTGGTTTTACAAATTAGGAGAGAGAGCAAGGAGTGGAGAGAGTGACTATCGTTATTTCAAAATAACCGCTTACGATGCAGTCAAGGAGGGGATTCTCAAACTTGAGGAGGTAGAACAAGCCAAGCGTGACCTTCCTGAAAATGTATTTAATGAGTTGTATCTCGCAGAACCAGCGGATGACAAGACCAACCCTTTTGGAATTGACAACATTCGCAGATGTTACCGACCTGTCTCAAGGGGTACGGTTGTCGCTTGGGGAATTGACCTTGCAAAATACTCGGATTATACCGTCATCGTTGGATTGGATGCCAACAATCAATGTGCATATGTTGACCGATTCCAAGCGGATTGGGGCATCACACAAGATAGAATCATTCGGTTGATTGGAAACACTCCAGCGTTCATTGACTCAACAGGTGTGGGTGATCCTATCGTTGAGCAAATCCAAAGGGTATGTCAAAGAGTCAAGGGGTTCAAGTTCACATCACAATCCAAACAACAACTAATTGAAGGACTCGTTCTCTCCGTTCAACAGAACTCGGTGTACTTTCCTGAAGAACCAATCGGCTCGGAGATGGAGAACTTTGAGTTTGAATACACACGAACTGGTGTGAGATACACCGCACCATCAGGACTACACGATGACTGCGTGATGGCTCTTGCATTGGCGGTGGATTGCAAGTCACACAATAGACCGGGAACTTTTTACTTTGCCTAACTCGTTACAAATTGAAACGCTATGAAATGGAATAATATAACCATCTACCAACTGCAAGAGATTCACTCTTGTCGTGATATGTCTCACATTGAAAAAACAATGAACACCCTTGCCATCGTCAAAGATTGGTCAATGGACAAGGTGGAGTCAATGCCGATTGATGAGCTGACAAACGAACTCAAGAAGTTGGAGTTCTTAAACACGCTACCAACGGACAAGGTGAGATTCTCTTTCCGACATCGTGGAAGGCGTTGGAAGTTGGCAAAGACAACAAACGAGATTTGCGGTCACCACTTCATTGAACTTCAACAAGTATTCAACGGTGATATGATTGAGTCCCTCCACAAAGTGATGGCGTTGCTGACTTACGAGGTGGACTTGTTGGGACGGACAAAGAAGGTCACGGACGCACAAGCACACTATCAAGAGAAGTGTGAATTGTTCTTGTCGCTTCCAGTTACCACCGCTTACTCCTATGCAGTTTTTTTTTCGGCAGTTTATCCCAAGTTATTGGAAACTATCCTAACCTATTTGAAGGAGGAGATGAACCAATTGAAACGGGAAGCGTAAGTCCATTAGCGTGGTTGGAATTAGTTGACAAGATTGTCAAAGGGGATCGGACAAAATGGGACACCATCTTGCAGATGCCGTTGATTGAGTTCCTGAACACCATCGCATTCTACAAGGCAAAGACCAAAGAACGGCAGAAACGATTGGAGCAGTCAGCAACAAAGGGATTCAACGCCTATGTTGTGGCGTGTTTGAACGAGATGTTGTAACAAATTATTGGCAGTATTTGTTACAAATTGCCAATTTATAGGATTAGTGGCAAATGTTTGTTTCAATACACTTGTTTTATACCAAACGGTATTATACCCTTACACATATAACTTGCCATAAAAGGGACTAAACTATATGTTTTTGCGTATTATATAACACCTTAAAGTTGGATATTTGTGACATTATCACAAAAAAACAACTTAAAAGTTGAATCTATCCGTCATAAACTAAACCCATAGGTTAACAATATATTGGTTAAACTACCCCAAAATCGGTGTAATTAACCATTATATTATGCAATATGTGCATATTGGTGTGCAATTATTGTGCATTTGGGACGCATACCTTGAACCGCTATTTTCTATCGTGGCACTATCTATCACACAACAACCCAACGAGTATGCTCCAGCGTACAACGATACCAACTTTGTAATTACGGAGTCATCAGGTGGCATCTACACAAAGGACAATTTCAAGTTCATTGCAGAGGTCAAGCAAAGCACCACTTCACTCGCCAAGCTCAAAGCACCCATCTACTACGGCAGCGTCAACAAGGGCGTGTTCAACATTGGACGCATCCTTGAGAACTATGTGAGTTTTGATTGGAACTTCAACGATAGTGCAGCAAGTGGTTGCACAAATTCAATTATGGATTACAAGGTGGAGTTTGGCTATGAATACTCTGCATCTGCCACAGGGAGTGTCACCGAATACACCAACTTGACATCGGCAACTGGAAGCGTGTGGAATGCGTCACTCAATCCGATTGACTTGGTGAACTATGCTGGTCAATACACAATGGATGGCAATGGATTATTCTTGACTCCTATCCGTAGCAAGACAATTCACCGCACTCAAAAGGATTGGCTTTATGCTATCCGCAACACGGCAACAACTGCCCTTGTAACTTACTCAGACGCATCCACACAAACAATCAATCTACCATCAACGAAGGTGGTTCGCATTCCATCAGGAAGTCAATTGACAATACCGGGGGCAGCGACATATTACGACATCCAGTTAAAACTTGGAGGAACGGTTCTATCCGAAACCTACCGAGTGAACCTGATTGATGAGTGTAGCAAATACGACACAACCGATTTGTTCTTCCTGAACTCATTGGGTGGGTTTGACTCGTTTAGATTCAACCGAGTGAGGCGTGACAATTATGACATTCAACGAAAGCAATTCAAGTCCAACCCTTACACATTGGGTGCGACATACGGATACACTACATCGGCATTCAAGCAAAAGACCTATGACACGAATATGACTCACAAGGTCAAGATGTTTAGTAACTGGATCACGGAAGCGGAGAGTGAGTGGTTGCTTGACTTGTTTACATCTCCCGTTGTCTATGCTTACGATGGCACATTGGTGGCGGTGAATATAGACGCAACGACCTACGAAGTCAAGAAGCATATTCAAGACAATGCGTTCTTCATTGAAGTTGATATGAGTTATTCTTTTGAATCAAAGAGACAACGCCAATGATAGAAATTTATGTTGCCATCCCCACATCGTTGCTTGAAACGATTGAGGGTGCGTTTGAAAGTCGTGTTGTTGATGCTTTTGAAGAAGGTGAGGAATGCCGTATTTCAAAAGAGATTGCTCTCGGTGGTAGTTGGGTGCAACGCAAACTTGACACCTACAAAGATTTCAATGTCTTAATCAATCGCTCAATTGCCGACATCAGTGAACCTGACACAAGGTCATCCGATTGGACAAAGACAATTGAGTTGCCAGGTTCAAAGACGAACAACATCATCTTCTCGCATCTTTTTGAGGTAGAGCAAACCACAACTTCAGTCACACAATTTGCACCTACATTCAACCCAAATCTCAAAGCCGAGTGCATCATCTATGTAGATGGCATTGAGCAGTTGAGAGGGTTCTTGCGATTGATTCAAATCCGTGTTGATGACTCCACTCACATCACCTATGAGGTAACTTGTCACGGACAATCAGCGGACTTCTTTACGACCATCGCAGAACGCAAACTCAACCAATTAGATTTCAGCGAATACAATCACACCTTGTCAAGTGGCAACATCATTGACTCGTGGTCAAACCAAATCTACAAGAACGGAACGACACAAGCATTTGCATATGGCACAGGTTATATGTATGCGATGATAGACAAGGGGCATCCGACAAACATCGCTTTGTGGGACACAAGTCAATTCACTCCTTCGCTTTATGCAAAGACGGTGGTTGACAAAATCTTCACCAATGCTGGGTTCACATACACAAACGATTCCTTTTTTAACTCCGATAGGTTCAAGCGGTTGGTGTTACCAGCACCATCGGCATTGACGGCAAATGCTGCGACATTGGAGTCAAGAAGATTCCGAGCGTCTCGCACAACAACGGCACAATCACTTGACCTGAACTCAATCCTTCTATTCCAAAACGATTCCACAGGTGGGAACTTTGACAATGGTGGTAATTACAACAACACGACTGGGCGTTATACTGCACCCATTGGCGGAAGATATGTGTTTGATGTTGACCTTTCCATTGATTACTCATCAACTGGGTATGCACCTACATTCCAAGAGGACATCCATTTGGTGTTTGGATTGTATGTTGACGGAGTGTTGAAGCAAACAAGCACGGTCACCGTTGACTATGGATCACCAGCATTCCAAGTGGGATTGTACTTCTCACCTTTGGCGGTCTTTACAGGCAATGTGTTGGATGTGCGATTGGCACAAGTTTATGACGATGCGAATAATTACAACTTGACCAATGCACAATTCTCTTTGGACATCGGTATTGGTTCGTTTATTGAGAGCAACCAATCAGCGTACACATACGGACTTGGGGAGACGGTTGACTTCTCTGCATTCTTAAACTCCGAAGTCAAGCAAAGCGAGATGTTTATGTCGTTTGTTAAGATGTTCAATTTGTACATTGAACCTGACAAAGACAATCCAAAGAATCTGCGATGCGTTCCACGAGATGAGTTTTATACTGGAGATAATGTTGATTGGACTGCTAAACTGGACTATTCTCAACCTGTTGAGATTGTGCCTATGGGAGAGCTTGAAGCCAACCCATATGTCCTACAATACAAAGAAGGAAAAGACGAAGCCAATGTGTTGTATCAAGAATCATATCAAACAACATACGGAAGTCGCACATACAAGGTTGACAACCAGTTTATCAAGAATGAGAAAAAGATTCAAATTGCTTTTGCACCTACGCAAATAAACTCTTACAACAACCAAAAGAACTTTGTCTTGTCGTATGTCCCCAATTATCAAGATGGTGACTTGAGGATATTGTATTTTGGTGGTGTGGTGACAGGCGTGAATTGGAAGTTCTACGCACAATATGCGGGTGTTGGTTTGAACTATACAAATCAATTCTCAATCCCATTGACCATTCACTTGGACTCAATCAGCAATCCCACTTATGACATTCTTTTTGGAATGCCGAGAGAGATTGGTGTTGGTGCTGGGTATAAGTACACCAATGCAAACCTTGTCAACAATTACTATTATCGTTTCTTGAGTGAGATTACAGGATCAAACTCCAAGATATTACGGGCATACTTCCGCATAACTCCAAAGGATTGGCTGAACTTGTCATTCTCGGATGCGTACTTCTTTGAAGGTCAGTATTGGAGATTAAATCAAATCAGCGATTACAACCCAATTGAAGATGGTGTGTATTTGTGCGAGTTCCTGTTGGCACAATTTATCCAACCAGCATCAATTGTTCAAAAGACAATCGGTGCGGGAACTGCGGGGCAAACCGATGCAGAATCCGACATCTATCCCGGTGGGAATATACCAATCAAACCCGGCATCAAAGGTGTGACCGTTGGTGTCAGTCAAGGAGGAGGAGGTATAATTCAGGGAGATGGTATTGTGCAGAACAACAATCTCACCGATACATTTGCGGTTGTTTCCAAAAACACAACCTTCCAAGATGGAACGGATGGGAGTGCTGCGATATTGTGTGATGACTTTGTAGTCACTAAACCTGACACACTCTATCTCGGCAATTACGAGATGTATCCGAACTTCTTGAGTGGTGGTGCGGTTCGTACAATCACAACAAGTTACACGGCAACAAAAGACGATTACTTGTTTTTGTTAAATCCAGCAACGGGAGGAATGGTTTTGACCTTGCCCGATCCAACGGGATTGAGTGGGAAGTATTTTGCAGTCAAGAAAATAACCGCATCACATTCGGTTACGATTGCAACAACAGGCACGGCAAAGATTGACGGAGCAGACACACATAGCATATCGGGACATTGGACGGCACACGAGATTGTGACTGATGGTATTGATTACTTTTTAATGGGAGAAAAATAAAATGGCACTAACGGCAGCGATAGACCTAACGGTCAAAAAACCTGACTTCAAGTCAATGAAGTCGGAGATTAGAGAATTAACCGTCCAAGCACAACAAGCGGTAATGCAGTTCGGTGAGTTTTCTCCCGAAGCAATAAGGGCAGAACAAGCACTTGCACAAGCTCGTGACCGAATGGAGGACTTCAATGACCGAGTTGCAGCAGTAAACCCCGACAAGTTTGCTCAAATTAACACGGTTGTTCAAGGAGTTGCTCGTGGATTCCAAGCAGCACAGGGGGCAATGGCTCTCTTTGGTAGTGAAAGCGAGGACTTGCAAAAGACAATGGTCAAGTTGCAAGGTGCGATGGCATTGGCTGAAGGACTTGAGGGACTTGGAAAGGTTCAACAACAATTCTCCGCTATCGCTGGGAACATCAAGGGCAATGTGTTAAAAGCTTTCCAAGCATTAGGCAAAATGTCAACTCTTGCCTTCGGTGCAATCGGTATTGCTTTGACCTTAATCATTGCCAACTTTGACAAGTTAAAAAATGCAATTTTAGGATTGATACCCGGTTTGAAAACAATTGCAAATTTTGTCGGTAATTTGGTTCAGCGGTTCACCGATTTTGTTGGGATTACTTCGGCAGCGGAAAGGGCATTGGACAAGTTAAACAAGACAACCGAAAAAAGCAATGAGCAACTTGACCGAGAGATTGCATTGCTACAAGCAAGAGGTGATCAAGTTGGTGTGTTTAATAAGCAACGCCAAAAGTTAGAAAATGACCTTGCACAAGCACGGGCAAACTATGGCAAAAACAATGAAGAGAATTGGGGCAAGATTATACTTGACACAAAGAACGCATTGGAGGTGTTAAAAATTGAAGAGCAGAATTTTAACAAAGACCAAGCCAAAGCAAGAAAAGATGCAAATGATGCAAGAGCAAAAGAAGCCAAAGAAGCGAATGATCGATTGAATGCAGAAAATCTCAAGGAGGAACAAAAATACTTTGAGGGACTTGAGGGTATTCAACGAAAGGGAATTGCAACCGCATCGCTTCTACGCTATCAAGCAAGAACCGAAGCGGATGACTTAATTGACAAAGCACGAGCTGATGAGGCAGCCAAAGTCAAAAAAGCAGCGGACGAAGAGATACTTGCTGCAAAACAAATCTACGAAGCCAAGATAGCATTTGCACGAGCAACGGTAGATGGGTTGAGTTCATTGAATACGATCCTGACAACCGAAGAAAAGAAGCGTGAACAAATCGCCAAAGGTATTGCATTGGTAGAGATTGCCATTGATAGTGCGGTTGCCTTCTCAAGTTTGAACGCTGAATCTGCAAAAGCATCTGCACAGGCAGCATCTATTCTTGGACCAGCAACTCCCATCTTCACCGCTGCATACTATGCACAAGGGGTGGCAAGGATTTTGGCAAATGTCGCAAGAGCAAAACAATTGTTGTCGGGAGGTAGTGCATCCAAAGGAGGCAGTCAACCACAAACCACAAACATACAAGGGATTCAGCAAAGTGTTCCACAAGTATCATCTACATTGCCACAAGTCAGCGGATTTGAGCAGAGAGTATTTGTGACCGAAGGGGACATCTCACGCACACAAGCAAGAGTCGGAAACACCAAAAGAGTGTCCGTTGTGAAATAACGCTATTTGAATACGATGAAACTACCAGTTTACAAATTAGACATCAACGAATGGGACGAAGAGACCGGGATTGAGTTTGTCTCTCTCGTGGAATCTCCAGCGATACAAAAGGACTTTCTTGCTTTCAACCAAGAGTTTGTTACACCCAATCCAAATGAGAGTGAAGATGAGTTCATCTCTCGTTGTGTTCCCATCCTTATCAATGAAGGCAAGGACAATGAACAAGCCGTTGCGATTTGTTATTCATATTGGGAAGGTAAATTTCAAAATGATTACCCACAGGCAGCGGTTGACAATGCCATTCGTGGAATGGAGTTGAATGAGAAAGTAGACAACGATTGTGCGACATTAGTCGGCAAGGCAAGAGCAAACCAACTCGCAAACCGTGAGAACTTGTCAATGGAAACCATTGAACGCACTTACTCCTTCTTGAGTCGTGCCAAAGAATACTACAACCCCGATGACACCGAAGCGTGTGGAACTATCTCCTATTTGCTTTGGGGTGGTGAAGAGATGCTCCGTTGGTGCGAGAGAATCCTGAAGGTAGAAGGTCAAAAGTTTGCCATCCAAGACGAAGAGAAAAGAATCGTAACTGGAGCAGCGATGATTGCCGACCTTCCTATCTATCGCAGAGATGACATTCGTGGTGAATACTATGTGGTATTTGACAAGGAGAGCATCTTCAAGATTGCAAAGAAATGGGCAAGAGGTAACAAGTACGATGCAGTCAATGCCCATCACCGCACTCCGATAATGGATGGTGTGAGCTTGTTTGAGTCCTACATCATTGACCGGGAGAGAGGCGTGATGCCACCGAAGGGATTTGAGGAGGTTGCTGACGGATCGTGGTTTGTTTCCTACTTGGTAGACAATGACGATGTGTGGGCAAGAGTCAAAGAGGGTGAGTTCAAAGGGTTCTCCGTTGAGGGAGTTTTTGATTTTCCCGAAGAGAAAGACGAACAAATACTTGAGGCATTGAAAGAAGTCCTTTCCAAGTGGAATGGCAAGTAAAATTGCAACACCGAAACATAAACTCTAATTTTATACAAATGAACGCAAAAGAAACATTGAAAGAAATCCGCACGATGTTGGGATTTTCGGACGAAGAAACAAAAGTGGAGATGGCAACTGCCACCTTGACTGATGGAACGGTAATTGAGTACGAAGGCGAATTGGCGATAGGAACTGCCATCTTCGTTCAAACTGCCGAAGGCAACATCCCAGCACCTGATGCAACCCACGAGGTTGAAGGTGGATTGTTGGTTACAACTGAAGGTGGTTTTGTTACTGAAATCGTAGAACCCGAAATTGAAATTGAAATTGAAGCCGAAGAGTTCGCAACCGTATCTGCATTCAACGACACCGTTGCCAAGTTGGAATCTGCCATCGCTGAATTGTCTGCAAAGGTTGAGTCATTGACTGCATCAAACATCAAACACAAAGAAGCTATGAGCAAAGCAATTGACCTGATTGAGAAGGTTGCTGACTTGCCAAGCGAAGAACCCTTGAAAGCACCTGTGTCTACCAAAAAGAACGACCGCTTTGAAGCACTTAAAAAATTCAAAAACTCTATAAACAAATAAAACTATGTCATTTTCAGTAGGATCACTCGCTAACTACACCAACGAACAGTCAACTGATTTGTTGGTTAAAGCATTGTTCGGAAGCAAAACTTCTTCAACTTTGCAATCTGCTAACCAAGTTCAAGTCGGTGTTAAATCAGCATCTGCTTTGAACATCCTTGCTTCAACCGTTTTCTTCCAAGCCGATGGTTGTGGTTACAATCCATCAGGTACAACTGCATTCACTCAACGGAATATCACCGTTGGTGCAGTAAAAGTTGAAGAAACTTTGTGTCCAAAAACTTTGGAAGCCAAATGGATGCAAACCCAAATTATGCCTGGTTCACCAACAATGGTTCCCTTTGAAGAGCAAATCGGTGCTGAAAAAGCTGCCGTAATTGCACAAACTTTGGAAACTGCAATGTGGCAAGGTGACACCGCAAGTGGTAACCCTAACTTGAGTCGCTTTGATGGTTTCAACAAAATCATCGCTGCTGCGTCTCCAGTATTGGCTAACTCTGCACCAACTGCTTTTGCTTCTATCACCGCTGCAAACATTGATGACATCTTGGATCAAGTGTACGCTAACATCCCCGCTGCCGTTGCAGAGAAGGATGACTTGGTTTGCTTCTTGGGAATTGATGCCTACAAGTTGATGTTGGTTAACTTGAAGAATGCAAACTTGTTCCATTATGTTGCAGATGCTGCACAAACTATGGAGATGGTTTACCCCGGTACAAATATGAAGTTGATTGCCGTAGGTGGTTTGAACGGAACAAGCAAGATTGTTGCTGGTTCTTTGTCAAACTTCTTTATGGGAACTGACTTGATTGACGAGCAAGAAGAAGTGAAGATGTGGTACAGCATTGACAACGATGAAGTACGAGTTCGTTTCACTTTCAAAGCTGGTGTTCAGGTTGCTTTCCCCGGAGAAATCGTTTACTTCACCCTTTAATCCATTAAGATATGCCTTGTTTACTTACTTCAGGATTCGCCCTTGACTGCAAAGATGCAGTTGGTGGCATCAAAAGCATCCACTTGATTAACTGGGCAACTTCAGGATTCACCGTTGCAAGTGGAGAAGTTACCGCAACATCTGTTGCAAGTGGTAGCGTATATACTTACGAACTTCCCAAAGCAACTGGATCAATGGTAATCACCACAACTGTGAGTGTTGAGAATGGCACATCCTTCAATCAATCGGATGTTGCTTTCAAACTTCGCAGATTGTCAACCACCAAAAGAAATGAGATGAAATTGTTGGCACAAGGCAGATGTTTCTGCATCGTGAAAAACAACAACGATGAGTATTTCTTGGTGGGTAAGGAGTACGGATGTGATGTGACCGCTATGGTTGCCAACACAGGTACTGCGATGGGTGATTCAAATGGATATGAGGTTACCTTGTCAGCGATTGAAGCGGAAGCACCTTACAAATTACAAGCTGGAGTTGTTACCACTTTGGGTATCTAACTGGTTCGTGTTTTCATAGGAGAAAGAGGGAGGGCAAATGCTCTCCCTTTTTTGTTACATAAATTTCGCATCGCTATTTTGTAGAGATGTTGGTAATTAACAAAGGGCAAACAAAGAATTGGTATGTTACATTGACGGAGAAGGCAAGTGCTGCATCCTATGTGTTTACATTTACTCATCGCCAAACCGAAACCATCGTCACAAGAACATTGACGGACATATCTGCACACAAAGAGCGATACAATCAATTTCAGTTCATTGAAGGCACTACTGCAACCCTTTTGGAGGGAGAACACGAATATAGTGTTTCAACTGTTGGAGGCGTATTGTGTGAGACAGGTCTTCTCAAAGTACAAAAGACATTCACAGAGAATGAATACAACCCAACACTCAACGAAAAAATCTAACAAC